CAGACTTTTTTTTGGCAGCATCCGGGTTTTATGCTCGACAAGCGGTTTTTGATACGTCAGATATTCGCAGACCTGGTCAGCGACACTTCCCACTCAGTCACCATACTGGACGGAATAGTAGACCATGTTTTTATTGGTGAGGCTATATGCCAGATAAAAGTGGTCTCAAAAACAGGTTATACAGGGTTTCGGTCAGGACAGGCTATCGACAGGGTGTGCCCGATTTCAATCTTCGCAAACTCGCGCTGTGCGCAGGGTGTGACCGTGTCGGATCTCACCCAGGAGACTGCGGACAATGTGGACGCGGGGTCTACGACCAGCGTGGTAAAGGTAAAGACTATGGCCCAGGCGGATGACTACTGGAACATAGGAAAGATAGAGTTTACCTCCGGATCAAATGACGGGTATGTGAGGAATATAACAGACTGGGTACAGTCAACCAAGTCATTCACCCTGGCATGGCCACTGCCGAACACACCGGCAGAGGATGACACGGTAAAGGTGCTGCGTGACTGTAACCGGACGCTTGATATGTGTAAAACGAGATTTACTGAGGTGGACGCCAGTAACGGGAACATGGCCAACTTCAGGGGCAAGAATACTGTGGCTAGAAGCTTAAATCCGTAAGTCGATTAAGGAGGCAGGTGTAAGTGGGATTTTTTGATTTTGTAGGCGATGTTATTGACTTTGCTGGTGATGTAATTGGCGGCGCCGCTGATGTTATAGGCGGGACAGTCTCTGCGGTAGTTGATATATTTACTCCTAGTCAGGATTTTGGGGCGGGACCTACCGACACATTCAGTCAGGAAGCGCTATCTCCAATATATGAATTGGCCGGGTTCAGGAATATTGTATCCAATATGGTACCATCAGCGCTTATCTGGACCGAGGACGGCATGAGGGTACCACTCAAGCGGCTATGGGGGTCTGATCCGGGGACCACACAGAAGCAGCTCCTGGAGATAGGTGCAGGCGAGCTTGAGACGGTGGACAGTGTAGAGCTTAACGGTGACGCGATATCTAATTTTACAGGGTCTAGCGTGTCTATTTACACCGGTACGTCAAGCCAGGGAATCGACTCTCGGTATGACGCAAGCCCGAACGATATAGGGGGACTCAGGGACACGGCTTATCTGGCTCTGACCCTGGAGGCGAGCGAGAAGCTTACCGGAGATCCCCTGGTGACTACAAACGTGGCAAAGGGCCGCAAGATAGCCCTCTGGAACGGATCTGACTGGACAACACTGGCCGCTGCGGCAAGCGGTAACCCGGCAGCTGTCATACGAGACTATCTGTTACTGGACCGGGAGCAGGGCGGAGCGGGCCTTGTAGCGGCTGAGATAGACGACGCCTCGTTCGGTGTGGTGTATACATGGGCCGAGGTATTGGTAAGCGATGGCGCCGGTGGGACAGAGCCGAGGGCAAGGGTAACATATTCCCTGGACAGCTTTAAGCCGTGGACGGATGTACTGCAAGATATCCTTATGTCTTTCGGTGGGTTTATTGTTTCAAATGGCAAGGTGTTAAAGCTAAAGGTGAGGAAAGCGGAGAGTTCTGTTCAGGATTATGAGCCTGGTACGATGACAGGCACCATATTGCCGGGATCTTTCGGTTATTACACTTTCTCTAAGCAGGAACGGCCTAACCGCATGATCGGTATCTATAAGGACCCGTCAGATGCGGGTAACGACGCCTGGACACGCACGCCGGTAATAGACGACTATTCAGACCAACAGACTAATCCTCGCGGTGTGGTAACTAAAGAGATAACTTACAAGGCTATTTCCCGGCAGTCTCAGGCGATCAGGATGATTACACAGGCGATGAACGATCACAGGGTGAACTGGTTCGGCTGTAAGTTCAAGACTGATATAGATAGCGCACCACGTGAACGCGGGGACGTGATAAGGATAAAACACCCCATTCTCGGAGACGGGGCGACGTGGTATGAGTTGACAGTGGAGCGTGTGGTAGAGTATCCTGACCACACCAGGGAGATAACAGCAAAGGCGTATAACTCGACCATATTTAATGACAGCCTGGAGACTGATCCTGTGACTCTGGATTATGTGAGGGTTGCTAACCCGTTCACGGCCACTGACGAGGTAACAAGCCTGACCATAACCGAAGAGGGCGGTTTCGTGAATGAGGACGGGACGTGGGAGATAAAGGTCAATGGTTCTTTCACCGCACCGGCCCAGACGCTTACACTCACCCGATACAGACTACTCGTCAAAGAGGACTCAGGGGCGTATGAGTTTGTAAAGTATGTCTCCTATCTCGATACAACTTTCAGCTTGCCTATAACGGCTGAGGTGGGCAAGTCGTACACGGTAAAGCTACAGACCGAAAACGAAAGGCACACCCTCTCAGACGGCGCGGAATCAAATACCATCACCATAGTGGGTAAGGATGTGGCACCCTCAGCAGTGTCCGGATTTACAGTTGTACAGGAGGGGAATAATCTACGTTTTAAATGGAATGCGATAACGGATGCGGACCTGTTCGGGTACAAGATCTCCTCCGGAGCGGTGTTCGCTACATCAATACCGGTGACAGAGGATTATCTGGGCGGGATTGAGTATATAGAGACCGCTGCGACTAACGGGACAAAGACGTTTTGGATAGTGGCAGTAGATAACTCCGGCAATGTATCCACACCGGTCTCCTACAGTATCGACGTAGAGGGCCTGACCACAAATATAGCGTTTGATAGTAGCGCTATTGACATGATTAACGACATTACAGACAGGAATAATATAGCTATAGAGTATATTCCCGTCTCCGGCTTTAACTCACGCACCATACCATCTTTCACAAACGACACGCTCCAGCAGTGGGACGACACTACAGACCTTGACGGAGTTGCCTGGGACTTTCCGGTGTTATCCGCAGCGGCGGACTTTACCACAGAGCCCTTTGACCTGGGCGGCGTGACCACGGGCAAGATTGAGCTTACGATGGGTACGGTGTTGACAGGATCTGTCGATTTTGTGATAGAAATCAACACGGCTGACACGCTGGATGCCTGGAACGGTTGGCAGGTCTTTACGACAGGGAACTACACTTGTAGATATTACAAGTTCAAGGTCTCATTTACACCGACAGATGTAAACACCGGCAAGTTAAACGTGTACAGCCTGAGCACGGTCTTTGACGTGATAGATAAGGTCGAGACCGGCATAGTAACGATAACCAACGCCAGTACTGGCCTCGCCGTAACATATACCACACCTTTTGAGGTGGCCCCGTCTATAACAAACGGCACGCTTGAGCTGTTTGACGCGGACGACACCAAGTACCTTCACCCTAAATCGTTTAGCGAGACAGTCAGCGGCTTTACTGTAAAGGCTTTTGATATAGACGCAGCCGCATTGGCTACCGGGACCGTGAGGTACAAGGCTACCGGTTATGTATTAAACCAGACTATTGATTTCAATGAGAATCTTGGAAATATTGCCGAGAACCTGACAAATGCGGCCATTGAGTACATAGAAGATGCGACAAGCAGATCCCGCACGATACCGTCCATCACTATAGATACGAGCCAGCAGTGGGACGATGTGACTGACCTTGATAACGCTGTATGGGGGTTCCCCGTACTTGCAGATGAGGCCAGCTTTACGACACCGGCGTTTGACGTAGGGCAGATCGCCACTGGCAGGTTTAACTTGACACTGACTACGGTACTTACCGGCACGGTGACAAGCTCTATTGAGATAAACAGGTCTGATGACGACATTACTTATAACGGCTGGGAGTCGTTTACTACGGGCACCACATATAGTGGAAGATATTTTAAATTCCGCTTTAAGTTTACAAGTGATAACGCGGCAGTATCCACTATTAACTATACCGATTTAGCACTGGCGGTGTCAGGAATTGTTTAAAAAGGAGGCTTTATAAATGGCAGAACAAGAAGGATATCTCGACTCGATATTACCCGACCAGTCGTCGAACATGTCAAAGACCAATATATCGAAGACGCTCCGGTCTCTACATTCGATGGATTTTGAGCTGTTCCATGTGGAGGAGACTTCTACTCCGGGCATGACGGTAGATGTCTATGGCGGCAGGTTTTTTGTAAGCGGGACATACACCGAATTCTCTCTCGACGGCAATCTGGACGTGACTACTACGGCAAGCGGTACATTTACCGCCCCGACAACAAATCCGAAGATAGACCTGCTTTATTATGACGTTAGCGGCGGCACACTGGGGATAACAGCAGGGTCGGAAGGGGCCAGCCCGTCGCAGCCCACTATACCTGACCCGAAGACCAAGATCCCGATCGCGCTTATCTACCACCGTGTAGGATCTACGAGCATAAAGAATACCGACGACTCTACAAACAGCTACATTATGGGGCGCAATGTCAGGCCGTTTCTGAACCTACGCACCGGCGGTATCAGTGACGTGGTCGATGACACCACGCCTCAGCTCGGAGGTGATTTAGATGCCAACAGCAAAGACATAACCACTATAGGCACCGTAGGGATTGGTACTGCAGCTCCAGATGGTCGCTTTCATGTAGAGCATTCATCCAACACGATAGACAATCCGATGTTTAAGATTAAGATTGACAATACCAACAATTTGCTTTTTTGCAGAAGTGATAACGATAGGGCGGATTCTGGCAACGGTATCTATAGCTTTCAGCATTTTAATAACGGAGCAACTCCTTGTGTAGATTATCGGGTAATGAGGGGGACTACTGATTTAAAAGGTGAGTTTGCAATATATACCAGTAACTCAGAAAGATTCAGAGTAGATGAAGATGGGAACTTTGGTATAGCTACAAACAATCCAACCTCTCTATTAGATGTTTATGCTGATAATTCAACAGTGGCTACTCAGATATTGAGACTAGACCAAGATGGCACAGGTGATTGCGGTATAAACTTCCAACTTACTGCTGTTATAAACTGGGCAATGGGAATTGATAATAGTGATGGAGATAAATTTAAAATTTCTATGTCAACAAACCTTGCCACTACAACTAGATTTGTTATTGACCAAGGTGGTAACATACAATTCAATGCTTATGGAACAGGTGCTCTATCAACTGATGCAAGTGGTAATATTACTGCTTCAGATGCAAGGTTGAAGGATATAGATGGAGCGTATGAGGGCGGTTTGGCTGAAGTTTTAAAGCTCAAGCCAACTAACTATCATTGGAATGAATTATCTGGTTGGGACAGGGAGCATATGTATACTGGATTTATAGCTCAAGAGCTGGCAGAAGTAATACCTACAGCAGTTGGTACAAATTATGATGGCTACCACAATATAGATGATAGACCTATAGTTGCTGCGCTTGTTAATGCGGTAAAAGAGTTAAGTAAGATGATAGATGAGTTGAAAAAGGAGAAATCATAATGGCGTTTGACCCAGAAGTAACAAGAGTGCCAACTTCAATAGGAGATGTAAGGATTAATATTACAGATGTATTAGTTGGCAGTGATATGGTTAAATATAGAATTGATGTATTAGATGCAGATGGCAATACTATCCGTGTAGCAGACGGAAATCTTGTGCCACATTTATCAGCATCACAAATTACAGAATTGCAATCGTTAGCAGCAGATGTAAGAACAAAGGTACAAGCCTTAATACCATAATTTTAATATTACTTAGCGGAGAATAAGGATGTGTTTTACATTCCTAAACCTTATCCATCATGGTCGCTAAATAAAGATACATGCTTATGGGAGGCACCCAAACCTTATCCAGATGATAAAGAGGCATACTTGATTGGATAGAAAATGATTAACTCTGATAAACATATTTTAAGGAGCCATATGTTATGAAAAAAATATTGATGTTGAGCGCGTTGATGGTGGTAGCAGTAGCAATGTTTTCCGGTTGCGAATTGTTACCGGTAAATGAGAGTAGAATAAACAGCACGGGAGTGCAGGTCAATGAGGCAGCTGATATCAAGGATGTAGCTGTAGGGGCGCTGAGCGCGGCTAAGGATGCCGCTATTAATGCGGGACTTGAGTGGACTGCCGGCAGAATAGCAGCCACGGCCGGGGAGGCTACTGGATGGGGCGCTATTGCAACTTTCGCACTTATGGCTTATAGGTCCATGCGCAGGAAAGACGGTCTCTTAAAATCCACCGGGCAGGTGATCGAAGCTTTCACAAGTGCAGAGCCTGAAGCTGGTAAAAACCTCAAAGCTTCACTGGCAAAAGAAGCCGCAAAGCTACCCGTAGACGCAAAAAAAGAGTTCGGGGTATAGATCAGGGAGAACCTGCCCGCCCGATAAAAAAATGGGGCAGATCATGCCTGGCCAAGTCCTTAATCACAGGCATAGGCGCAACAAACTATAGAGACGCTATTCTGGGGGTGATGGCAACCGGCCAGGCATGAGTGTTTTTTAACTGATAATCTTTTTTATATAGAGCGACTTAACTATGTTTTTTGCGCAGACTATCAGAGATCTATTCTCAAAGATTAACCATACCAATGAGGCGGTAAGCCGGATTGACAAGGAGACTGGGATCGTTGCAAACTCTCAGGGAATACTTATCAGAGATTTCCAGAGACTAAAGGATGATTTCAAGAAACACGTAGACGATCCGCAGGGATGTTCCAGCCAGAAAGATATCAGCTTTTTGCTGGATGATAAGTTAGAGCAAAACGGAAAGATCATCAAGCTGGCCGCCGCCACAGCCGGACAAGGCCGAAGTATAGACGGGCTGACAGAGACCACAAAAGACCAGAGCAGAAAGATCGGCAAGCTGGCAACGGAGATCTCAACCCTTACCATGGCAGTCAGTGACATTAAAAACAGGAGAAAGTGGAAGGATGAGTGGAGATCTGACCTTATAAAACTCATTCTGATGATAATCACAATGGCAGGCTTCCTGATCACTTATGACAAATGGCGAACCGGCAAGCAGCACGTCGCTACAATAGCCACTCAGCCAGTAGCCACTACTACAGACACCCCTTAATATGATATTTTATATCTTACTGGGCGTGACTATATACTTCTTTAAGACACTGATCGTGGTAATACTCATGATGCATGACGAAAAGAAGAGGTATAAGCAGTTTTATCACACCGGTGGCACAGTTACACAAACCTGCCCGGTCTTTCACGATGACACAAGGAATTGTCCGTATTTGAGGAAATGATAAAACCATACTACCAGCACAACGGAATAACCATATACCACGGAGACTGCCTGGAGATAATGCCGCAGATCGATCCGGTGGATCTGGTTGTGACTGACCCGCCGTATGGCGTTAGAAAAAAAGAAAAGTGGGATGATACAAATTATTTTAAAAACAACTTGTCTGCCTGGTTAAAAGCGTGCAGTAATTTGAGCCGAACGACAGTCTGGTTCTGTGCGGACAAAATGCTTCCGGCAATATTGAAGGATAATGAAGATACATTCCATAGAATTTTGGTATGGAATAAACCATCGGGGAGCCAGTTTGCCGGCGCAATGCATTCAAACATCTGGTACTCAATAGAGATTATTTTAGTTTTTGGTGAATATCCAAAAACAGATAAATCAAAGAGGTATGGGTTTGCTTGTCTCACAGACAGGACCATTGCCAAGAAGACGTTTAATCACCCGACCGCGAAACCTGAGTGGCTTATGAAAGAATTAATATATTTTTATTCAAACAAAGGAGACACTATTGTGGACCCATTTATGGGATCAGGTAGCTCGCTTGTCAGTGCGAAGCTTCTCGGCAGAAAAGCAATCGGAATAGAGAGAGAGAGAGCATTGTAACACCGCTGTAAAGCGGCTAGAACAAGAGGTGCTTGTTTTTGGCTGAATTACAGCTTTAATCGGTCAATTTCTCGCCGGTCCGGACAGAGATGTCCATATAGCTCAGTAACGTAAGAGCTGGAATGCCCGGCCCAGCGGCTCACTTCCCACATAGAGACGCCTGACATGAGGCAGTGAGATACAAACGTGTGGCGGAGCGTATGGAGACCCACATCATCAAGCCCGGCCGCAACCGCCATAGTCTTAAAATTCCGTGATGCCGTGTCCTCCTGGATTGCTCGCCCTTCATACGGAAAACAGAGACCGGTTTGTTTCTTCCGGAAAAAC